CTATTCTTGGCCTATCAACTTTCCTACTATTTTAAGGATTGTATGGGTGTCAGTGGTTTCAGTTATTTCGACAAGCTCTGAGAACTTGGCTGAAGGTGCAGTTAGCTTTACGTCTCCACTAAAAGTTAGCTTCCTTCTTGAAAGCTTTCGATTGATTAGTTTAGTATCTTTTGCTACCGCGCTGTCAGGGAATGATTTCCTCTTCATGTAATAAGCATAGTCATCGCGTATATCCTTGTCTAGGTAATCCGTTGCAAATTCGCTGACTTCTATTGTTTGTCGGTTGTCAACTTTCAAGTATGTATAAAGAGCCTGTTGTAGATCTAGTTTTTTCTCATCGTCCACTTTCAGTGTGGAAATAAAGTAAGTGGTAAGGTCATAGAAGTCTCTAGTTCTCTGTACGGCATTGCTGGGTATTTTTAATCCCAAAAAATTAGCATAGAAGTAGCGAGCAGCTTGGCGATCATCGTTTGCCTTGATGTTGCTATCGAAAACATGTGCAAGAAGTTTTGCGGGAACTCCCCTCTTCTGAGGCGCGGATTCGTAGAATACGCCAATTTTATATAGTTTTGCTTGTGGTGTAAGGATTAGGTTTTCTAGGTAATCAAGAACTATCTTTCCTTTTTTTAGAGTTTCAGTGAATCCGAATTGCTGTTCTGCTTTAATTATTATTATGCATCGTTTTTTGTCTGTGTCGATTGTTCCAGATATAATTACAAGAGTTCCATCCGGCCACTGTCTACTTGTGTGGATTTTTGTATGTAGTTTTGCAACCTCCGCCGAGTCGTTAATAAACTGTGATTCCGTAGCTCCGATTAACTGTCTGGCGATTTCGTAGCATGAGCCGCTCGAAGTATCAGCGATATCCATTTCTAGAGAGCTGGAACCACTACCTAGAACTGAGCTAATTCTCTGCTCCAGTTTTTCACGGCCAGCTGGTGCCAGGGTTGTTAATGCTGTGCTAATTGTGGGATTTACAGCGCCTTTTTCATTTGGTTTATGAACGTTATGGAGGATTATTCTCTTAAAATTAAGGTCTTGAAATATGCTGGGCATTATTGGTTAGCCTTTTCTTTAGCTTCTACATGGAATTTTTTGGATACATTTGGGCTGCTGGCGGCCAGTTCGTCTAGCTTAAGTCGGATTTCATTAATAAATTCTATTGAGTTTTCTCCCGAGGCAATTGCGGTTTCTAACTTACGCCTGATTTTTCCGTATTCAATTGCAGCTAAACGATGTGAATTGGCGCTCTCTTCAAATTTGAAGAAGGTCTGTACTGCGGATATAAAAGACGCCATCAGAGCAAGCAGGCCGAGTCCAATTGTTATTGGGTGTGGTAGACCAGGAACTACATTGGTCACACCAAGGAGAACGGTAATAGATATTGTAATCAATCCAAGAGTGACATGCTTTCTAGACTGGTTGTCAACCATTGCATAATGCCCTAGTTGAGACTCCCTGGCTCGCTTTAACCATCTTGCGATTAATTCGGTGTTATCAACTGGTGCTACATACTTTTCCATCTTTTCCATCTTTTCCATATTTTCCTCTGGTTAGGGTATGTTCAAAGCTGGAGTTTTTGTTAGATTTTATATTAATTCGCTGCCGCAAAGGTTGATTTAGGTGATGTGGAAAAGCTCGCTAACCCATAGGGCTGAAGCTACTTGCAGCAGAGCAATATCGTTGTTTCATTTGATCGCTTTTGGGTTCTCGGTTACTCTTCCATTTGCCTTCCCAATATCTACATTCTTTTTTGAAAAACTGCTTCGCCCCTTTTCTACACTCACGGTAGTCAATTGATCCACGTTTGTGGTTGGCACATACCGAAGTGTGGTCAATGTAGTTGTTGAGTATTGTCCAACCTGCGTAGTAATGAGCGCCGCCGCTCCATTTATCGACCCATGCACCTGATTGCTCGATGCTGTTGCGGGACAATTTGCTCGATGCGACAGTGGGATTCCGGTACGCCTCTGATTGGCGCACGGCTTTCATGTTGACAACATTTGTTGCGCCTTTGGGAACGTAATTGGTGTTGTTGTAAACGGTTTGCTTTGGTTGGACTTGCTGACGGTTACGCTCGTTTACGTTGTCCCAGAACAGTTGCTCCGGCGTCGTGGCGGGCTGGCCGGTAGGCTTGTTGGACTCGTATTTCGGTGAGTAGCTTTCAGCGGGGTGCGCTTGAGTGATTGGTGGCTCGGGTGGAAACGAGAGCTTGTAGTCGGCCATGTAGACGGCCAGAGCGGTGAAGGTAGCTCCGATGGTAATGGCAACTACCCACTTTCCAGCGCTTTGGCGATTGCGCTTGAGGTGCTGCGGGGCGTCTTCCCAGTCTGCTTTCATCTGCACTCAGTCCTTTGAATCGTGTTGCGCTGCCATTGTGCCAGCAGATAGTCCTACTTTCTGAGGGGGTAGGGAAGGGGGGGCGTCACTCGGCAATGCTAGGACTGCGATAGGCCACGCCGTCGATGTACTTGATGCCGGTGATGACTAGTACGTTGGTTGCCATGCCGTGAATCTGTACGTCGTGCAGCGACGGTAGTATCGATTCGCCGGGGCTGGTTTTGAGGATTTCGGTGATGAGGGTAGGGCGGTTGGGTGGTGAGGTTGAGGCCATCCTCACCCACACGTCTCCTGGGTGCTGGGCCTTATCGAAGTCGGTATGGCCCAGGATTCGCCATAGCGACGCATGCGGCGGATATCAAAACGCATAGCAAGCACTGTTTAAATAAACAGTGCTCTGTGGCTGAGTGGAGTGTACGGCAATCGTTGTTGGTTGGATCGCCGCCTTCAACTCTGTCCTTTGCTGAACCAGCGCAGTGCCACCTTTCTGGTTAGCTCTATCCCGCGCTGGGTTTGGCTAATTTGGCATTTGCCTCCTCATAGCCTGGTGCCACCTGTCCATGTGCAGGGTCGACCTCGCCCTTCCACAACCAGAGTTCGTATTGAGGGAACGCTTTTAGCAACTCCTCCAAGTCCTCAATTCTGGTCTTCACCTTTAGATCGGTCGCAACTGTTTGCCAGCGGCGGCGATTCTTTATCGCGGACGCTTCTGCAAGCCTTGCGGCGCCAAGATAGCGCACAAGTGTTCTAAGTCGCTCTTCGATCATTCCAAAAAGCTCTATAAATATCTGACGAAATATTTGTCAGACGAAATATTCGCCATTAGTATTGCTGTCAGTGACGAATATTTCGTCAGTGTGGATGCATAAATGCATACCGGCACGCATAGCGACGAATAGTGACGGAATGAGCATGGAACTGGAAGAGCTTAACCCCGGCGCCCTGATAGGGCCGCAACAGGATGTGGAGTCCATCGAACGGTGGGCGGAACGCAATGGCATTAGCTATGGCACCGCCCGCGCCTGGGTTTACCGGGGCGTGCTGCCGTCCGTGAAGCTTGGAAAGCTGCGCATGGTGAATAGCGCGCTGCTGCGTACCTGGCTGCTGGAACAGGAATGGAGTGCCTGATATGCGTTACCTCGTAGAGATTTGCACCTTCCACGGCCCGACTCGGCAACGCCGCTGGCATCGCGTCCATCAGGGCATTTCCCGCGTGGAATGCCAACGCTGGGTCGAAGAGTTGGTGGCTGTCTTCCCGACTGAAGAAGAAGCTCGCCGCTCCTTCGGCCTGACCCGCGAACGCGCCCGCCAGGCTTACCGCATCCGTGGGGTGAGGGCATGAACCATGACCGCCACTCCCTACTACCTACGCCAAACCCACGCTTCGGACTGCGCCTGCTCTGTGTGCTGGTCCGCAAGGCAGGCCATCCCATTGCACAGCCCGTCGCCGTGTCCGGACTGCCGGCCCCCTGGGCTGCCCTATCTGGAAGGTGGCCGTTGGCTCTGCCGTCCCCGTTCCTTCTGCGCGAAACACGATCCGTCCCGGCGTCCGCCGAAGTACTGGCACGTTGTGTACGACAGCGGGAAACCCACGCCCTTCGTGCCCGTGCGCGAAGCATTCCAACTGGAGGGCTGAACCATGCTCGCTAAGACCCTGAAAGCGCTGCTCCTGCTCTGCCTGATCCAAGCCGCCCGCACTGTGGCCGATCCGGTCAAGGGCCGCGCTCCCGGCTCGTCGGAACAGCTTCACCGTTCCGGCGAACGGAAGCACGGGCGGAGCGCACCCTTGAACGCCTCCCCCCTGAAACAGCCTCCGCTGGGGAGTGTGGGGCAGCTCCTCCGCCCCGCGCTCCCGAGCCCTCGGCGGCAAGAGCGGGATGACAAGGGCAGAGCCCTTGGTGTTGCTCTGCGGGTTCCAAGGGGAAGGGTTCCCCTTGGCCGTCGGAGACGACGTTGCGATAGGGATCGTTACCCGAATGGGCCGAGACGAACACCCGTGGTTGGCTTGGTTCGCTAGCGAATAGAGCCCGGCCCGAAGGGATCGCCCGACAAATCACTTTCACCCAACACCGCTGAATGAAGGCGAAACAGCCGAATTTGCAGCAGCGGGCTAACTCACGCCGAAAAAGGCGAATTGAAGGAGAAACACCGATGAACATGTTTGCAACCCAAGGCGGCGTCGTCGAACTGTGGGTCACCAAGACCGACACCTATACCTCGACCAAGACCGGGGAAATCTACGCCTCGGTCCAGTCCATCGCCCCGATCCCGGAAGGTGCCCGTGGCAACGCCAAGGGCTTCGAGATCAGCGAATACAACATCGAGCCGACCCTGCTGGACGCCATCGTCTTCGAAGGCCAGCCGGTGCTCTGCAAGTTCGCCAGCGTGGTCCGCCCGACCCAAGACCGTTTCGGTCGGATCACCAATACCCAGGTGCTTGTGGATCTGTTGGCTGTGGGCGGCAAGCCGATGGCGCCGACCGCCCAAGCCCCGGCCCGCCCGCAAGCACAGGCCCAAGCCCCGCGTCCGGCCCAGCAGCCGCAGGGCCAGGACAAACAAGACAAGTCCCCGGACGCCAAGGCGTAAGCCGTAGGAGGCCGCGATGCTCCGCTATCTCTCGCTGTTCGCGGTAGGTCTGGCCACCGGCTACGCCTGGGGCTGGATCGACGGCCTAGCGGCCTCCCTGGCTGTTTGAGGACTGATCGCTATGTCAGGCGTTGTCGCTGTGCAGGTGTGTACCGCGTGGACCTCGACCCCCGAGGGCTTCATGGCGTGTCGTGAACTCGCATGGCAACAGGCCTACCTGATTCCGCCCGAGGCCGCTGGATACGTGGACATCCTGGTCAACGGTGGTTTCTCCCCGGAAGCCTTTGGCATCGGTGCCGCTGGCGTCCTGGGATCGTTCGTGACGGGGCTTTTGATTGGCTGGGTCGCGTCACTTCTTCGTAAAGCCAAGTAGAGAGGAAACACCATGAAAGCAATGAAGCAACGCATCGCCAAGTTCAGCCCGGTCGCCTCGTTCCGCAACCTGTGCATCGCCGGCTCCGTCACTGCCGCGACTTCGCTGCCGGCCTTCGCCGGGGTGATCGACACCAGTGCGGTCGAGGCCGCGATCACCGAGGGCAAGGGCGATATGTCCAGCATCGGCGGCTACATCGTCGGCGCCCTGGTGATTCTGGCCGTCGCCGGCCTGGTCTACAGCATGTTGCGCAAGGCGTAACGGGTGCTCTGGTCGGTGTGGTTGGGGGCGTTCTTCGCCGGCGCCTTCATCACCGGGTACCGGACCGGCGAATTCTTCTAACCGAACAGACCGAGGCGGAAGCCCCCTCCGGAGTTTCCGGCAGGGGGCTTTTTGTTGCTTGAGGGACCTGTGATGAGGATTAAACGAACGCTGCTGGTTCTGCTGACGTTGTTCATGAGCGTTTGCGCCAGTGCTGAGGACTATTACTGGCCGCGTGGTACTCAGAAGTATGGAAGCTATATGGAAGTGGTCGAGGAGGCGCGAAAAGCGGCGATTGCCAACAATCCTGGCTATTCGCGTGTCGAGGCTGTGCGCGTTATCTACCCTGCCAATGGCAGGCAGGATATGGCGACCTATGGACTCGAGTTCTACTGCCTTAGCCAGGGCGTGGAAAGGATGTGTAGCACGTCCTATAACAATCCGGTGTATAGGAAAGGGGAGGGTTGTACCGCGCCCAAGATTCCGGACGAAATAACCGGGACGTGTAAAGAACCCCCCACGCCACCAGAAGACTGCATCAAAGGGCTGACCGATCTGTTCAGTTCGCCACCCTCGAACATCTTCGTGTCGGGCGGCAGAAACTTCGTGAATAGCTCGCCGCCCACTGGCTGCAAGAATGGCTGCCAGTACCTGCCGACCACCTCGAAGACCACCAGTTGCTATCGCTATCCCGGCAGCGACAACCAAGGCTTCTGCAACTACGTGTTGATGACGGACGGTAGTGCCTGCGCCGCTGACTCCGGCAATCCCGGCATGACCGGTCCCTCGTTGAACGACACCCCGCCGACCAATCCCGACGAACCGCCGTCCGACCCGAATGACCCTGGCTGTCCTCCCGGCTATAGCTGGTCCGGGACGACTTGCGTCAAGACGCCCACGGATCCGACTGAGCCGGGGGGCGATGGCGGTGATGGTGGTGATGGCGGTAACACCGGTGGCGGCGATGGCGGGGGCGACAACGGCGGCGGCAATGACAACGGGGGTGGCGACGGCGGCACCGGTGGCTCCGATGGGAGCGGCGGCAATGGGGAGGGCGGCGGCGATGGAAGCGGGGGAGGCGACGGCAGCGGCGGCGGAACCGGTGGCGGCGATGGCGGCGATGGCGGCAACTGCGACCCGGCGAAACAGGACTGCTCCCCCGGTCCTGCCGGCCCCGGCGGCGAACTCAAGGAACCCAAGCCCGGCACCTGGGATGACGCCATCGCCACCTGGGAACAGAAGGTCGAGCAGGCCAAGAAAGAACTCAAGGACAAGGTCCGGGCCAACGTCGATCAGATGAAGGGCGCGTTCGACCTCAACCTGGCCGAAGGCGGCGGCCAGCTTCCCTGCGAGTCCGTGACCATTTGGGGCCGATCCTACTCCCTCTGCGTCGCCGACTACGCCGACCAGCTCTCCAACCTGCGTGTGGCGCTGCTGCTGATGGCCGCGCTGATCGCCGCTTTCATACTGCTGAGGGACTGACCCTATGGAATGGCTCTCCGGTTTTCTCGATCAGATCATCGCCTTCTTCCAGTGGATCTGGGATTTCTTCGCCCAAGGCATCTATGACTTCGTGCGCGACGGTCTGGTGGTTGCCACCAAGGCGTCGATGTACGCCGCGCTCCAGACCCTGATCCTGCTGATCGATGTCAGCTACACCGCCGCCCGCGAACTGATCGACAGCCTCGGCGTGCCGCAGATGATCCGCAGCATGTACGCCGCGCTGCCGGGGCCGATTGCGGCGGGTCTGGCCTTCTTCGGCGTGCCGCAGGCGCTGAACATCATCATGGTCGCGGCGGCGACGCGCTTCTGCATGCGCTTCGTGCCGTTCATTGGGAGGTGATCCGTGTCGATCAAGATCCACCACGGCCCCAATGGCTCCTACAAGACCTCCGGCGCGATCCAAGATGACGCCGTGCCCGCGCTGAAAGACGGGCGGGTGATCATCACCAACGTGCGCGGCTTCACCCTGGAGCGGGCCTATCAGGTCTTCCCGGACCTGCCCAACACGGCGGAAATCATCAATCTCGATCTGGAGTCGCTGGAAGACCTCGAAAAGATGCGCACGTGGTTTCAGTGGGCGCCCCGCGGGGCCTTCCTGATCTTCGACGAAACCCAACTGCTGTTTCCCAAGTCCTGGCGGGAAAAAGACCTCGAGCGCTTCGACTACCCCGGTGGACCGGAAGCGGCCCACGCAGCCGACCGCCCCATGGGCTGGCTCGACGCCTGGACCCGGCACCGGCATTTCAACTGGGACATCGTCCTCACTACGCCGAACATCTCCTACATCCGCGACGACATCCGCATGACCTGCGAGATGGCCTACAAGCATTCCAACCTCGCGGTGATCGGCATCCCTGGCCGCTACAAGGAGGCCCAGCATGACGCCCAACTCAACCGTCCGCCCGCTGATGGCACCATCATCGAATACAAGCGGATCCGAAAGCAGACCTTCGCCCTCTACCAGTCCACGGCCACCGGAAAGACCCAAGACACCAAGGCGGGCAAGAGCCTCTTCCGGTCGCCTAAGCTGGTTCTTCTACTGGCATTGCTGGCCGGCACTATTGGCTTTGTTAGCTATATGGGGCCAATGCGGGTTATTGGTGCTAAGCCTGATCCGGCGGCTTCCGCGCCTACTCCTAAGCCTCTTCCGACCGCTACTGCGCCTGCTGCTGTGGCTGCTCCAGCGCGTCCTGCTGCGAATAGCTTTCTTCCTCCTGGGCTTGTACCTGATGGGCCTGCTGCTGCGCCTGTTGATCTGAACGCCCATCCCTTCGCCGATCGGCGGATTTCGATCCTCGCCCACGCCTACATGCCGTCGAAGGGCGATATCTACATGTTCGCCCTGGATGACCCTGCCGGCCGGCACCTGGAACTCACCAGTTGGCAACTCGTGGGATCCGGCTACGCGATCAAGCCACGCGGCGAGTGCGTGGCCGAACTGCTCTACGGGGAATGGGAGGGGACCGTCACCTGTGCCGGCTCTTCGGTCCGGCCGGTGGCGGTCGCTGGCGTGCCGCCGTTGCTCAACCTGCCGCCATCGGCAGCGGGCGCCCGTGAGCCTGACAAGGTGCCGCTGACCATCGTCCCCGATTCCGAATACGCCTCGCGGCCCTGGAGGCAGAAATGATCGATTGGGAATTCCTCGTTCCGGTGGCGATGGGCTGGGCGCTGCATCACTGGTGGACGGTGATGACGGCGCTAGCGGCGGTAGGGGCGCCGCCATGAGGGGCGGGCCGCGCCGCCGGCCGGGAGCGCAAGGCATGAGCGATAGGCCGAAGGCGCGGCCGACGCCCCTGTAACACGTCAGATAAGCCACCTATTGCGGTTTCAATTCGTACCAATTTGGATCGTTAAAGATGAAGAAAATCAGCCATCAAATTCGCGTCAGTATCGAGTCGGACGGTCAGGTCTTGGAAAGCCCGAAAGGGCGGTTGTTCTTCGACGACACCACGGCTCAATTCACCGATCTGTCAGGCGTGCGCATTCTGCGTTGCGGCGTGGATACGGTGCGGCAGTTGTACAACGGCAAGCTCCGGCCGGAAGTCATGGCGCTGTTTGACCTGTCGGTGGATGTGGTCGAGTTCGCCGGCTACGAATGGTCCAAGGGCCGTATCGGTCGCGACTCTGGCTATCAGTACCGCCTGCAGAACGCTGAAATGGGTCTGATCCTGCTGATCAAGAACCACAACATCAAGGTCGACACCATTGGCTCGCACCTCAAGATCGAGGTATCGCCTCACGCCCTCGATGGCGCCGATCCGCGCATCCTCCAGGGCGTGCTGGATGATTTGGCCGCTGCCGTGCTGAGTCACTGCGAAACCAACCAAGCCGCTGTGCATATCGCCTTGGACGTGCAGGGCTGGAAACCGCCTCGCGATCTGGTGGACCGCATGCATTGTCGCTCGCGTCGGGTGCGACAAATCAGTGGGATCGAGCGGATCGAATTCGACGGCAACGCCTCGGTCTACGGGCGTGGCGAGACGTACATGTTCGGCTCGGCCAACGGCCTGCAACTGTCGATCTATAACAAGACCCTCCAGGCTCGGGCCACCGACAAGCTCGACTATTGGGAAAGCGTGTGGGCGACCCTGAACGGGGATCCGTTCGGCGATGGCGACCCGGCCTATAACCCCCTGGAAACGGTGTGGCGGCTCGAATTCCGCTTCCATCACTCCATCGTCCAGCAGTTCTCCGAAGGCTCGCGTATGGCTTCGGGAGAGGTCATCGGCTGCCGCACCTATGAGGGCCTCTGCCCGCATCTGCAAGGACTGTGGAACTACGCCTGCGAAAGCTTCAAGCTGCTGAGCCGGACGGCGGTCTACGATCCGTTCTGGAGCCTGATCAGCCAGGACGCCCGCGTCCAGGTCGAGTGCGATCCGCTGATCGAGCGCGCTGAGTACCGGCGCTATTACAAGACCGCCAAGGGCTTTAGCGGGCGCAACTGCGAGATGTTTCTCGGCCAGTTCGTGAGCCTGATCGCGCGGGAGCGTGTCCCGGCAAAAAAGGCTATTGAGTCCGCCCGCAAATTGGAGTTCTGGCACGTTATCGAAGACCACTATCTCGCCAAGGGTTGGACTCGTCGCGATCTGGAAAGGCATATACACAAGCTGATGTGTGATCGGTATCTACGGCGGGGGTATGCCGTCTAATGTCGATCACCAAGCTCCCCGATGGCCGTTGGTTCGTCGATGTAGAACCGATCAAGGGCAAGCGCTTTCGCAAGCGGTTCAAGACCAAGATGGAGGCGCAGCAATTCGAGGCCACTGCGCGTCAGAAGTGTGCTGAAAACCCCAGCTGGACGCTCAAGCCGAAGGACCGTCGGCGTCTCTCCGAGTTGGTCGAACTCTGGTATGAGCTGCATGGCCAGACCCTGAGCAACGGGCATCGTTGCGTGGCGATTCTGCGGTTGGTGGCAAAGGACTTGGGCGACCCGGTCGCTGTCTCCCTGGAGCCTGCGAAAGTGGCTCGGTTGCGTAGCCGACAGATAGCCAATGGCATGTCGGGCAAGACCGCGAACAACCGTCTTGGCTACCTCAAGTCCATGTACAACGAATTGCGCCAACTCGGCGTCATTGACTATGAGAATCCGGTAGAGCGCATGCGACCGCTCAAGCTTCAGGAAAGACCGCTGTCGTACCTGACCAAGCATCAGGTGTCCGAACTGCTTACGGCCCTGGATGCGCGCACCACGTCGCCACATCCGAAGATGGTCGCTCGTATCTGCCTAGCGACAGGGGCTCGATGGGGTGAGGCTCAGGCGCTGACGCCGGAACGTCTGAAAGGTAATACGGTGATCTTCGCCAACACCAAGTCCAAGCGTGTGCGCTCGGTGCCGATCTCGGAACAACTGGCCGCCGACATTCGCCGGCATTGGCAGACCCACGGGCCGTTCACGAACTGCCTTGGCGTGTTCCGCCTAGTGCTGCTGTCGACCTCGATCAAGCTGCCGAAGGGGCAGGCCAGCCACGTGCTGCGCCACACGTTCGCCAGTCACTTCATCATGAACGGCGGGCACATCGTGACCCTACAGCACATCCTGGGGCACGCCTCGTTGGCGATGACGATGCGCTATGCCCATCTTTCTCAGGAACATCTTTCTGATGCTGTTAGGCTTAACCCTTTATCCAAAAGTAGTCTATGGTAG